TGGGTACTCGTATCAAAGTTGCTGATGGGACCAAAGTCTACGAGAAGCAGATCTATCGTCAACCCGAAAAGTATTTTACCCAAGAAGTTATGGATAAGATCGAAGCGTGTGTTGGTAAGAAGTTTAAGTATGGATCTGCCATTGAAGAGGAAACAGATGACACCGAACTACCAGATAGTTGAGGGTCGGGATACTGGTGCAACTGCTGTTCAACTTCTTGATTCCGAATATGAAGGAATTATTGTTAAGTTTGGTAAAGTTGGTATCCACGAAGTAGACGATCATGCAGAACTAGCATTCGATTACGATCTTATTAAAGGTGAACTTCCTGAAGATTCTTCTAGACTTGAGGAGACACTTGGTGATATACTAGTAGACATTCTCGAAAACCGATTGGACGAAGCGGAGTTTCTTACCAATGCAAACGACTGAAAAGATTATTCTCAGAAACCTCATGCGTGATGAAGATTTTTCACGCAGAGTCATCCCTTTCTTGAAAGATGATTATTTCAAGACCAGATCAGACAAGACTGTCTTTGATATGATTCGTGAACATATATCAAAGTATAATGCACTCCCAACATCTGATATTCTAATGATTGGTATCGATGAGAAGTCAAATCTCAGCGAACAGGATTATAAGAATTGTGTTGCATTGATCGAAGATCTCGGAGAAGATAAAGAAGCAGTTGATCCAGAATGGTTGCTTGATAAGACAGAAGACTTTTGTAAAGATCGAGCAATCTACAATGCAATCTTAGAATCAATTGAAATCATTGATGGTAAGTCCAAGACAAAGACAAAGAATTGTCTTCCAGAAATTCTATCAGACGCACTTGCTGTTTCGTTCGATGAACACATTGGTCACGATTATGAGGGTGATGCGGACGACCGTTTTGATTTCTATCACAGAGTAGAATCAAAAATGCCTTTCGATCTGGAGTTCTTCAACTTGATCACCAATGGTGGTGTTCCAAACAAAACATTGAATATCATTCTTGCTGGTACTGGTGTGGGTAAGTCACTATACATGTGTCACCATGCCGCTTCCTGTTATGCCGCAAATAAAAATGTTCTATACATTACATGTGAGATGGCAGAAGAGCGAATCGCAGAACGTATCGATGCTAATCTTATGGACATTACTCTTGATGAATTGAAGATTCTTCCTAAAGGATCCTATGAAAAGAAGATCGGTCGCGTAACAGAAAATATCCAATCCAAAATGATTGTGAAAGAGTATCCAACGGCAACTGCAAATGTTCAACACTTTCGTATTCTTCTCGAAGAACTGAAACTGAAAAAGAACTTTGTTCCAGATGTGATCTTCATTGACTACCTAAATATCTGTGCATCCAGTCGGTACAAGGCAGGAAGTAACGTAAATTCGTACACAGTAATTAAGGCAATCGCAGAGGAGTTGCGTGGACTTGCAGTAGAAAAGAATGTCCCTATCTTTTCTGCGACCCAAACAAACAGAACAGGGTTCAACAGTAGCGATGTTGGTCTGGAGGACACATCAGAATCGTTTGGTCTTCCAGCAACCGCTGACTTTATGTTCGCACTAATTTCAACAGAAGAATTAGAAGAACAGGGACAACTACTTGTAAAGCAACTGAAGAATCGTTATAATGATGTCTTCGCAAACAAGAAGTTTGTAGTGGGAATCAACAGAGGGAAGATGAAACTTTTTGATGTTGATAACTCAGAAGTGAATCTACTAGGAAGCAACCAAGGCGAAACAGATATGACCGCTGGTGTTGGATTTGATGGTAGAAATTTCGATGAAAAGTTTAAGTCTAACTCAGACAAAATAAGGCAATTAAAGGTACTATGAATAACAACTATAAGAAACCATATCAGAAGCGAGAGTTTCCTAAGAGGAAACCAGAACGAATGAGTCGTGAGTGGCAAGAAGAATACCGTCTATGGTATGAAAACACAAAGCGTGACCACTGGAATCGAAAGTTCCGTGAACTAAACAAGAAAAACCGTAGAACCAGAAACAGCAGATGACAGTTTACGTTGATAAGAAATTTGTTGAGTTTGTTTCAAGTTCACTCGACAAGTTCTCTTGGAAAAAAGATAACCTTGCAAACTGTAGGTGTCCACTCTGTGGAGACTCACAGAAGAACAAGAACAAGTGCAGAGGATTCTTCTATGAGCGAGAGGGTTCCTATTATTACAAGTGTCACAACTGTTCTGCATCTCTCTCGCTTTATTCTTTCTTGGAGCAACATGCTCCTGCGTTGAAGACGGAATATCAATTAGAGCGGTATCGTGAGAAGACGGAAAGGAAACCGAGACCACGACCCGTAAAAATTAAGTCAACAGGTGTAGAAGAAATGTTTAAGAAGAAATATAAGGAAGTTGTAGATACTAGGTGGTTGACTCCCATATCTGAACTAGATGAAAGTCACGCTGCCCGTCAGTTTGTAACAAATCGGAAAATACCAAAGGATAAGTATGATCTTCTGTACTATTGTAGTAACTTCGGTTCTTTTACCAAGCAACTGACTGGGCAAACAAATCTCTATGGTGGTGGAGAAGATAGACTGGTTCTCCCCTTCTTTAATAAAGAAGGAACGATGGTTGCTGCACAAGGTCGAGCATTGGCGATGCAGTCGGTTCATGGTAATGTTGATGACAACAGACAGACACGAAAAACAAGGGAACTTCTTCGATACATTACCATCAAGTCTACCGATGCACCAGACAAACTTTGGTTTGGTCAGTGGCGAGTAAATCCTAAGAAAAAGGTTTACATTGTAGAAGGACCAATCGATAGTTTGTTTATCAAGAACTGTATTGCAATGGTTGGTGCTTCTGGTGTCGATAATGTTCCTCCCCACCTAAGCAATACTGAAGGTGTCTACATTCTAGACAACGAACCGAGAAACAAAGAAATTTACAATCTAAATGTAAAACTAATTGATCGCGGGAAAAATGTTTGTATTTGGCCGAGTGATCTACAACAAAAAGATCCAAATGATATGATCATGGCAGGGTACAGTAAACGAGAAATTAAAAAGATTATCGATGAGCATACTTGTAGCGGACTGGTCGCCAAGCATCGATTGAACGAGTGGAGTAGACTATGAGAGTTCTAGACAGAGGAAGTGTTACACTTATTGATCACATGGGAAGTGACCTAACTGTGTGTAATGCTGCAAGAGTTTCTTTTAACAGTGAAAGTGAATGGTGCGAAGATCAAGAAGCAGTTACTCGTCTCGCTGAAACGGGATCAAAGTTCCACAAAGAAGATGTGCAATGTTTGTGTCCGAAAGATAAAAAACTTATTAAATATCTTGCAAAGCACCAACACTGGACCCCCTTCGCACACCCGCAGATCACACTGAGGATCAAAGCACCTATTTCTATTCGTACACAATTCTTCAAGCACAAGCAAGGATTTGTAGAAAATGAAATCTCCAGAAGATATGTTTCATTTGAACCAGAGTTCTATGAACCGAAGTGGAGAGGGAAACCAACAAATGGTGCAAAACAAGGAAGTGAGGACTTTATTTTTGTTGACAACGACACTGAGATGGGTTATACTAATGCTCTTCGATTGTGCTTGTACAACTACAATGAGTTACTCCGCAACGGTGTAGCACCAGAACAAGCAAGATTCGTTCTCCCCCAAGGAATGTACACGGAGTGGTACTGGACGGGATCTCTTGCTGCGTATGCAAGATTCTATAAGCAAAGGATTGACGAACACGCACAATGGGAAATTAGAGAATATGCCGAGGCAATCGGAAGGATTATCTCACCTCTCTTCGACTTCTCATGGAAAGAATTGACTACATAAAGTATCCCCAAAGGAAATTTGTTATGAAAAAACTACCAACACTATATCAAGACTTTATCCATTTGTCCCGCTACTCACGCTGGTTACCAGAAGAGAATCGTCGAGAGACATGGGAAGAAACCGTAAGTAGATACTTTGACTTCTTCGAGGACCATCTATCCACGAAGCATGACTACAAAGTTTCTACTAAGCAAAGAAAAGAATTAGAAGAAGCAGTTCTCAACCTAGAGATCATGCCATCCATGAGAGCATTGATGACCGCAGGAGAAGCACTGAAACGTGATAATGTTGCAGGATATAACTGTTCATACGTTGCCGTCAATAGACTTCGTGCTTTTGATGAAATTCTATACGTTCTCATGTGCGGAACCGGTGTCGGTTTCTCAGTAGAACGTGCAGAAGTTGATCAACTCCCCATGATCGCAGAGGAGTTCCATGAAACAGACACCACAATCGTCGTTGCAGACTCTAAGGTTGGTTGGTCTAAATCATATAAAGAATTGGTATCTCTTCTTGTGAACGGTCAAATTCCTAAGTGGGATGTAAGCAAAGTTCGTGCTGCTGGAGCAAGACTAAAAACCTTTGGTGGTCGTGCTTCTGGACCTGCACCGCTACTCGATCTTTTTGAGTTTACAGTAAACACCTTTAAGAAAGCAGCAGGGCGGCGACTCACGACCATCGAATGTCATGATATTGTTTGCAAGATTGCAGAAATCGTCGTCGTTGGTGGAGTCCGCCGTTCTGCTCTTATCTCATTGTCATCACTAATGGATGATCGTATGCGTGATGCCAAGAGTGGTCAGTGGTGGATGACCGAAGCACAACGTGCGTTGGCAAACAACTCTGCTGTATACAATGGTGGTCCTACTGAGATTGGTACGTTCATGAAAGAGTGGATGTCTCTTTACGAATCAAAGAGTGGTGAACGTGGTATCTTTAATCGTTCAAGTGCAAAGAACCAATGCAAGAAAGTTGCAGAAGACCGAGGAGATGGACATGTCCATCGAGATCCAGATCATAGATTCGGAACCAACCCTTGCTCAGAAATCATTCTTCGAGATGCAGAGTTTTGTAATCTAACAGAAATTGTGGTTCGGGAAGATGATACCGTAGAATCTCTAAA